CTACACTCTAAGGAATAGAGAATGGTTTACAATCCTAATGGCTCCGGTGGAGTTCATGATGATGCAGTCCTGACTGAGATTTCGCTGGCTTATGAGAACAACGCGTTCGTTGGCGAGAACTTAGCTCCGGCTGTTACAGTTAAAAAGCAGACAGATAAGTACAAGTGGTTTGGCCGTGAGGGCTGGATTCCTGAGACTTCTGACGTTCGTGCTCCCGGCACTGTGGCAAACGAGATTGAAGGTCTTGAGGTTTCCAAGGATCAGTACTACGCGACAGAGCACGCTTTGCAGGTTCCTGTTACTGATGAAGAGCGGCAGAATGCTGATTCCCCGCTCTCACCAGACGCGGATGCCACAGAGCTTGTCACGAACAAGATTCTTCTTGGTCGTGAACTTATCATTAAGAACATGGTTACGAATGCTTCTAACTATGCTTCTGGCCTGACAGTTACTCTTTCGGGTACTGCTCAGTGGAGTGATTACGCTAACTCTGACCCGATCGCTGCTATTCGTATCGCTTTTCGTGCGATGCATGCTCGGACTCTGTTAGAGCCGAATCTGGCTATTATTCCTTACCAGGTTATGAGCGTTCTGCAGGACCATCCTAAGCTCATGGCCCGCATTATGTACACTGATCGTGCGATTCTGACTCCGGAGTTAATTGCTTCGCTGCTCGGTATTCCTAAGATCATTGTTCCTGGTGTGGCTGTGGGCGCTGGTTCTGGCTTTAACATGACTACTTCTTACCTGTGGGGTAAGGACGTTCTGTTAGCTTACGTTCCGGCTCGTGCTGGTATGCGTACTCCTGCTTTCATGTACGAGTTTGTTTGGGGTTACCCGAAGGCTCAGAATGTTGATCGTTGGAGAGAAGAGCCACGAAAGTCTGATCTGATTCGTTGTACTCGGCGTTACGATCTGAAGTTCGTTGGTGTGGAAACTAATCCATCGTCTGGTGATTTCGGTAAGTCGATCACTGGCTACCTTATCAAGAATGCGATTGCCTAATGAGTGAGATTGCTTTAACGGATATTCGCCATGGCTTAGATGACGGCACAGTCATTGAGGTCAAGCAGGGCAATAAGATTCCTAGTACTATTCCTGGTTCTGCTCTGCGAGCTTTGCGTGACGCAGGCGCTGTGGGTGAGGCTCCTGTTACTAAGGAAGAGATTAGTTCTAAGGACGCGAGAATCGCTGAATTAGAAAAGGCTCTTGCTGAGGCACAGGCTAAGACGCAGACTGGTACCACAAACGGCAGTGGGGATAAGACCCCGACTGACGCGCCAAAGACACCAGCTAAGTAGGAGTTATGACATATCTAAATACTGCATTAGTAGATGCCTGGACTAACACAGAAAAGGTAACTTGGGCGGCAGTTGTGGATGAATCCTTAGATAGTCAAGTCGCTTCCCAGGTACTCGCAAGAGTTTCTAAAGCGTTTGACACTTCTACTTGGATTGACACAGATACGACACCTAGACTAATTCTTAGCATCATTGCTATGAATTATGTTGGCCGCAAGTTCCAGGAAATGTATGGTGATGATTCCCTTAATTCCGATTATGGAACTGCTATTATCACAGACGCAAATAATCTATTGATTAATTTGCTTGCTGGCGATTTGATTCTTACAGATGATGACGGATTACCTATTGGCCCTGTCTATTCTGTGGGAGGCGTTAGCTTTGAGCCACTGGAATCTGACCCAATGTTTAGTGTTGAAATGAAATTCTAATGATTTATTTCGACTTTGGCAAGACTCTAGATGAGGCCAAAAGGGACGCTCTGGAACTTGGAGTCGATTTACGATCTATGCGCGAACCATTAGAACGTGCTGTTAGAGAAGTAATGATTCCAAGTTTTAGAAAAAACTTTGATAACGAGGGTCGGCCAGGATGGCCTCCTGCTGCTAGAGACTATGGTCACTCTCTACTTAATGATACAGGGAAACTTAAATCATCTGCTACTACAATAGCTATCTGGGATATTACACAGCAAGATGCTAGAATTAATCCAGGTAATTTAACTAGTAGAGTTGGATTTAAAGCCCTGCATCAATCAGGAGCTAAGACAGGAAAGAACAGATCTTTCCCTGCTAGGCCATTTATCATGATGCAGAAAGAAGACGAAGTGGAAATCGAGAATGTTTTCACTGACTGGATGGAAGAGCGGGTGAATGCTAGATGGGGGCGTTAGTTGCTGTATGCGACCATTTGATCGCTCTTATTGAAGCTAACAAGACTGTGGCAGCTTCACCCGACTTTCCAATTACGCAAATCTTCTATGGCGATCAGGAACAAATTTCTTCTTCTGTGGTAGTATGTGTCGACCCTGGGGAAAAGACGGCTTCCACAGTTTACGGTTCTAGAAAAGTTGAATACGATTTAACACATTTCATTATGGTGTATGCTCGTACTCAGGGTTCTGTACAATCTAATCGCAGATTATGTGACGTTGTATCTGAGCACATTGAAGATTTGATTAATGCTGATCCTAAACTAGGCGGTCTAGTCATTCAGTCTCATGTGTCAAATGTTAGGCCAGGATACACACAGAGGTCTAATTCAATTATTAGATCTACTAGACTTACAATTACATCTACAATTACAGCTATTCTTCCACAACTAGGAGGCTAGAAATGGCATTGACTGTGGTAGTCAATAACCCTAACCTGCCAGAAGGTGCCGAAGTTGCTATTGATGGTTTAGGCTCGCTTGTGAACGGTGAGCCAAGAGAATTCTCTGACGAAGAAATCGCTCAGTTTGAAGCTGCTCATACCGTTTATAGACATACAAGTAGAGCCTCTGGTGTGGTTGTTAAGACAAAAGAAGTTACAGCAGAAGAGCTTATCAAGAATGCTCCGTTTGTTGAGATTGTGAAGGGCGGAACTAGCAATGCCTAGTGTTGGCGCATCTGGTATTTTAGGTATTGCCCTTGAGGCTTCTCCCGGAACTTATTTAGCACCTACGAAGTTTATTCCATTTGATAGCGAGTCTATGAAGTGGACACAGGAGAATACAGAACGTAGGCCGATTCGTAATTCCCCAGCTTTGTTAGGCATGATTCGTGGTGATGGTCATGTCGAGGGAGATATTACTTTCGATTGTACTTCTGATATTCTGCCGTACTTCTTAATGGCTGCTCGAATGGCAGTTGCTAAAACTGGCACAACTCCAACCTATACTTATACAGCTAATCCCACAGCTGTGGCTGTCCCAGCCAAGACAATGAGCCTTACCATTAAGCGTGGTAATGAAACATCTGGTTACAATGGTTGTGTGGTAAGCAAGATTACTTTCAGCATTGATAATGGTGCATTCAAGTGCACTGTTTCCATTCTTGGGATGGCTGAGAACACTCAGACTAACCCAACCCCTGTTTGGCCTACATCAACTGTTTTCGGTTCTGGTACTTATACTTGGGAGATTCCTACAGGTACTCAGGTCTTTGATACAGACAAGTGGGAATTTGAGATTGATGATTCTGGAGAAGCTCAGAACAGAATCAAGAATAGCCTTGGTGCACAGTTTATTGCGTTTGGTGAGAACAAGTGCACTACAAAGGTTGATCGAGATTTCGAGACTCGTGCAGAATTCGATCAGTTCAAGAATGTTACTTCAAAGAGTCTTTCCATGAAAGCTTCTAATGGAGCTAACGATTCTATTACAGTTCTGACGCCCGTTACTTTCATCAATTCGTATGAATATAACTTAGGTGGTCAAGGTGATTTATTGCGAGCCAGTATCGAATACGCTCACGCGGTTAATGCTTCTGGCAATAACTACACTATTACTGTGGTTACATCTGAGAATATTACATAATAGGAGGAAGCACATGCCAAACGCTTTGGCTATTGCTAATACAGAGCACAAAGATCTTAAGTCGTTGCCCGGCGGCTTTGTTGTTATTAGACGAATGACTTATGGTCAGAAGCTCGAACGTCAGGGAATGATTCGCATTCAGTTTGGCATGTCTCGCCAGCGTCAGAGTGACGTTAAAGGTGAAATGGAAATGGCAAACAAGATTGCAACTCAGTTTGAGTTCAAGAATTGTATTGTCGATCATAATCTGACAGATGAAAATGACAACAAGTTAGACCTTAGCAATCCTGTGGTAATTGATAATCTTGATCCTCGGGTTGGCGAGGAAATTAATACGCTGATTAGCGAGATTAACAATTTCGAGGAAGACTCGGGAAACTAGCACACCGCATCGGGCGTGCGATAGTTGCTGAAACTGAAGAAGATGCAGATGTGGTCCAAGCCATCAATATGTATAATCTTTGCAAAAGTTTTGGGCAACTACCGCAGCCCGGTGCGTTGTTCGATCAGGACTCTTATCTGATTTGGCTACTTAACTTAGTTGAGAATGCGTATAGTCTGAGAGAGAAAAGCGAGCATGAGAAAGCAAAAAGGATGAAGCACTAATGGGACTCTCAACAAGTGAATTACTGTTAATCATCCGTGCTCGTGATGAGGCAACTAGAACTCTTAGCAAATTTGCTATGACTCTGAATACTGCTCAGAGACAACAACTTAATCAATCTCTAGCTCTTGGTACTGCATTAACATCTGTTGGTGCAACTATGACTGCCGTTGGTGTGGGAGTTATTCGCAAGCTCGATGAAATGGGCGATGCTTATAATGAGTATTACCAAGCTGCTGCTACATCTTTGACTCAGGTTGAAGATAAAGTTGACACTAGCATGGATCGTATTTTGCAAATGGGTCTTGATACAGCGTCTCAATTCGCTGTTAACTTCAAAGAAATCCAGCCTGCAATTTACGATATCTTCTCATCTATTGATGTTAATGGTACACAGGCTAAGATAGTTCTTGATGGTATCGCCAAGGCTGCTATTGGTGGTGCCACAGATATGGAGACAGCTGGAAACTCCATCATTGGTATTATGAACGCTTGGGGATTTGCAGCCGAAGATGTTGGTCATATTAATGACCAGATGTTCCAGCTGGTTAGAAAAGGTCGAGGTACATTCCAGCAATTCACTGCTGCAATGGGTAAAGCTATCCCTTCCGCTAAGAACGCTAGTCAGAATATTGAAGAAGTATCAGCAATGATGATGCTTATGACTCGTGCTGGTGTTTCCACAGCAATGTCTGGAACAGCTGCCGCACGAGCTATGGATCTTCTAGCTAACCCGCAATTCCAGGTAAATATGAAGGCTGCTGGTATGTCAGTTTATGACGCTAGTGGCAAGATGAAACCTATGAGTGCAGTAATCGAAGAGATTCGTCAGAAGTTTAAGGACCTAAATCCTGAACAGAGGGCGAATGAGCTTAAGGGATTACTTGGTGGCGCCGGTAATAACATTCAGGCTAGAAGATTCCTGAATCTTGCTCTTGGTGAAACTAATGGTCTGTACAAACAGATGTTAATTTATGCCAAGGATGCAGGCGGAGCAGCTGACGAAGCCTATAATATTATGAAAGATACACCAGAAGCCAAGTTGCAGCACATGGCTAATGAATGGGAAGTCTTCAAGGTAGGCATTGGCGAAGCAGTCAGTAATGTCAAAGTGTTCTTGTCTCAAGCAATCACACCATTACTTGAAGCTTTTAACAAGCTGAGTCCAGAAGTTAAGAGAAATCTTACCATTATTACAATGGTGGGTGCTGCTTTCTTAGTTCTCAGTGGTGTGATTATTGGTATCATCGGTGCTGTCATGCTGATATCTGCAACCTTCGCTGCCCTAGGCGTAGGTCTGGCGGGCGTCCTGGCGCCCGTGGGAGCCGTCCTGGTGGCTGTGGGGGCTCTAGCAGCGGTCGGGTATCTGCTGTACGCAAACTGGGACGCTGTAGTAGTTTGGTGGAATGGTGTCTGGGCAGAAATGCAAAGAGTCATTCAACCGTTCCTAGATAAATTCCAGATTGGATTGCAGTTCTTAATTGATGGCTGGAATTCTTTCATGGAAAATATTCAGCCAGGCATTGATGCACTGGTTGGTGCATTCCAGAAGTTCTCTGGTGCAGTTGGCCCGATCCTAAACTGGATCGTTGGAATGATTCTTTCGTTCTTTATCCCAGCTTGGGAAATGATATCCTCTGTGGTAGGCGGAGTCCTAGGCGGCCTTGGTCGCATGCTTAGTGGATTGATGCAGATCATTTCTGGTGTCATCAACTTCATTAGTGCTTTGTTCACTGGTGATTTTGCTGGAATGGGTCAAGCATTACTACAGATTCTAGGCGGCATCTGGCAAACAATTGTTGGAGTTTTCCAATCTGCAATTGGTGTTGTCCTTGGTGTTATCCGCGGCTTCATCTGGGGAATCATTGGTTTCTTCACATACCTTTGGGACGTTTTGGTTGGTCATTCTATTGTCCCAGATATGATTAATGCGATTATTAGATGGTTCCAGTCACTACCTGGCAAGGCTATTGGTTTCGTTGTTAGTTTAGTCAGTGGTGTGGTAAGCTGGTTCGCAGGACTGTGGGGCAAAATTTGGGGGGCTATTAGCGGAATTGCTAGTTCTCTAGGTAATGCTGCCAAAGACTGGTTCAATCGCATGAAGTCAGCTGTGGTAACTGGAATCGGTATTGTTATTGGATTCGTAAAGGGAATTCCTGGCAAGGTAACTTCTGCTATTGGTAACGTCGGAAGTATTCTGAGTGGCGCAGGCTCAAGCATTATCAACGGCCTGTGGAATGGCATGAAGAGTATGTGGGAATCTGCTAAGAGTTGGATTACAGGAATTGCTGACTGGATTCAACAGCACAAGGGACCATTAAGTTATGACCTTAAGTTGCTGCAACCTGCTGGTAAAGCTATTATGATGGGATTCAATTTAGCGTTACTTGCTGGATGGGTTCAGACCCAAAGAATCATCCGTAGTATGAATACTGAATTAGCCTATGCTGGTCCTATGTACAACGGTAGTAATAGCTATCTGTTGAATAGCGGAATGTCACAGCCCGGTACTAACAATCAGATTGATATTACAGTAAACACACAGGAAATTGACCCAGTAAAGAATAGCGCTGATCTGGGTTATGAGTTAGCTGCGAGGTTGAATCTCTAATGGTTGCGCCAGTACTCAATGATTATGAGTACCAATTTGGGGACAGCGGCTTCCTCCTTAATGGAGGAAGTGCGCTGCCCTTTATTGATGTACATAAAATCTCTGGCTTAGATATTCCTGACATTGATGTTAAGGATATTGATTATGATGGACAGCATGGCGGTTTCTCATACGCTAGATTTGTGAAGCAAAGAACCATCATTTTTGATGGTATCCTGTACGCTAATCCATCAAATATTGATGCTACTCTCATTACTTTGCATAACAACTTCATGCCTAGGAATGATGATGATTATCTATACATCAAAAATCCAGGAGTTGTTCAGCAATACATTATGTGTCGCCCCATTGGTTTGAACTATGATGTTGATAGGCTTCGTTCGGTGGGGGCATGTAATGTACAAATCCAACTGCGTGCTGGTGACCCAGTAAAGTATGTGGATAAAGCGGATATTTCTATGGCTGCTGGCACTAACTATTCTATCTTGAATAGCGGTAATGTAGAAACATACCCTGTCTTTACAGTCAATGGCCCATTCACTGAAATGGCTGCTGTAAAGAATTCCACAGGTGAGTCTGTTGGATTAGTTTATGCAGCTGATGCAGATGATGAAGTTGTTCTTGACTTCAAGAAGAGAACTTGTACACTTAATGATGTTAGAGCGGCTAACCTTCTGTCTTCAATTGACTGGTGGCCCTTAAGGCCAGGAGTTAACGAGACATTCAAAGTTATCTCAGTTGGCAATAACATCATGGTTAACGGTAACTGTGAAGCTAACTTTGGCGCTGGTTATGCTATGGGTTCTAGATGGACTGGCACTCAGCAATTCACAGGAGAGAAGCATAGCGGCTCAAAGTCACTTAGAGTTGTGCGTAATAGCAAAACAGGCAGTGGTGGCTATTGCAATATTCCCACAGGATTGACTTCTCAGCCGGCTGGTAACTATACAGTTTGGGTATGGGTTAAAGGTTCAATGCCCAAAGTTACTGTTTCATTCAGAAATGCTGGCACTCAGTTAGGTGTGGTAACCCTTCGTGATGTTAGTGCTTCTGGATGGAAGAAGATTCAATTCACTGTCAACATTGCTGCAACTAGTGGTGCATTAGATTTCGTTTTACTAGACGAAGGACAGGTTGCTAAGACATACAAAAAAGGTCAGACATTATATATGGATGATTTTGGAGTAGCGCAGATCAACAATGCATCTATGACTGCTGTGGTAAGCTCAAAGAACGGATGGCTGTAATGGCAGATTTTAGAATGGATTTGCAATTACGTGATGGTACTAATATTGGTACTATTCCGTTCTTTGATTTTCAGGGCGAGTTTAGAATGAATCAGCCCAATGAGATTAGATTCAAAACAGCAATGGATGATTTAGTCACTTATGTGAGTCCAGTTTCTTTATTGAAGTCTGGGCTCACAGAGTGCGTATTTAGTCGTAATGGTGAACCAATTTTTACTGGCCCGATCTGGACTATTAATGTTGGCAGTGGCGATCGCACACTAAACATTATGGCTCAAGACATTTCTAGCTATCTAAATACTAGATATGTTGCCAAAGATACAAAGTTCACTAAGAAACGATTCTCTGATGCTGCTTGGAAACTAATTCAAGATACCCAGGCTCTGACATATGGTAGTTTTGGAATTACATTAGGCAGATCTGCTACCACACCAACGGCTAGCTTTAGTTTCACGAGAAAATCTCAGACTAAGATTCTCAAAGCTATTCAAAAGCTATCTGATGGTACCACAGGGTTTGATTGGACGATCAATGCGAATCGTCAGTTAATGATGTACTATCCTAGACTTCAATCTCCATCTAATGTGATCTTAGAATATGGTGGCAACGTCAAGAACTACTCTGTTCAAGACATGGGCACATACATTGCTAATGACGTATTTGTAAAGGGCGCCAAAAAGTTTGTGTCTTCTACTTTCGTAGATACTGCGTCTATGCAGAAGTATGGAAGAAGACAATATTGGCCTTCAAATAGTTCATTGAAATCTAAGTCTAAAGTAGATTCTTTCGCTAGGTCTACTCTTAGTCTCAGAAAGGCGCCTAGGTTAATTCCACAACTAGCTCTTAAGACAGAGCTTGTTAACCCATTTGAGGATAACTTAAGTTATGGCAATCTAGTTTATACCAAGATTGACGATGGTTGGGTGCAATTCGATGGAACAATGCGGTGCTCCGGTTTCCAGCTTTCTGTGGGAAAGCATGGGGACGAAACCTTCGTTCTATATATTAACGACACACGAGAGATTGAGGACAACGGAGTAGTAGAATGAGACAACCTACTTTAGTTGATATTATCGCTGATCTTCAAGATACGTCCGAGGACTTAGATGCCGAGGACGTAGATTTTGGCGACCCAGACAATGATAATATCACTATTCCTGAAATTACCGACCTCAGTGGTGTTGTTTCTTATTATGCTTCTGGAATCAATAAAACGCCATACGGCAGAGTAACTTGGTCATGGACTCGCCCTGTCATTTATGACGAAGACAATAACCCTATTGACCAAACCGATCCTGATATCTTAGATGATATGAATTTCGATCCTGTGGTAGACTATATGTTCAGGACGAATTTCTCTACTTTTGCATCTACTAAGGGTTCCACTTCTGTGGTAACAGAAGCTCATCCACTCGGAATTAACGTTGTAGGTTATGTCTATGCCGTCCTGGCTAGTGGTGTGATCGGCCCCGTAGTCAACTACACAGCTGCTGTCAGCAAGGACACAGTGGCACCTAACAAGCCATCCACTCCCACAGTGACGTCTAGCAACGGGATCATTTCTGTTACACTAGATGGCAAGGATTCTTCAGGTAATCCAATGCCTAACGATTTCTTGCAGTACGTGATTAATGCAGGATATGATAAACCACCATCAACTCAAGTAGTAGTTGCGGCTGGTCCAGGATCATATCAGTTTTATTCTGAACCAACTCCTGAGTTATATCCTAATCCTAATGCAGCTAGTAATTTACCTAACGCATTAATCTCCTCACGTTGGAGTTGGACTAAGCAATTAGTTACAGGAATTACAGGAGCTCCGTCTGGGATTACCACAGGAGTTAAGGTAACTTGTCCTACTGCCGGTGCTAGAGTCGGTGCTGGTATTGACCTAGCCCAGAATATTGATGTAGCTGTAGATACTACCAAAAACATTCCTGTGGTAGCAGGAGAAACATACTTTGTTTCTGTGGTAGGCAAGATTGATAGCCCTAGCAACCCTACTATTCCTGCTGGTTTAGATATTAGAGTCAACAATGGGACTGCTTGGCTTACTACTTACAATATTAATAAGACAGTAAATAGTAGTCAATATTTCACTATCGAAGGTGTATTTACTGCACCAGCTGGCGCTACTTATGTAGGCTTTCGATTAATTAACTATGCATCTGTAACATGGGCTGTTGGAGATACATTCTTCGCTTCGGGTATTAGTGTCAAGAAAGCTGTTAACGTACAGGTCTTTGCACAAGATGTATCTTACAACACTAGTGTTGGTAGTGATACTGTTGCTGTGGTTTCTAAATCTGTACTAGATGGATCAGGATTAGCTGCTGCTCTTAATGGTAGAAATAGAATCTATGCACAGTCTACAGACCCATCCTTAACTACCACGGTTATTGATGGAGACTGGTGGTTCAAGGTAATTGCTAATCAAATCAGTAATTACTACCAATACGTAAATGGTGCTTGGACAGAAGATAAGCTAAATGCTGCCACAGTAATTGCTGCCCTTTCTGTGGTAACAGCTAACCTAGCTGCGGATGCTGTTACTGCTGACAAGATTATGGCAGGAGAAATCTATGCCAAACTTGCTACCACAGGAGAGCTCAATGCAGATGTAATTCGATCTGGATTACTTACAGCTGCCATTACTCTATCTGGCGTTATTCGCACAGCTGAATCTGGCGCCAGAGTTGTTATGGATATCAACGGTATCATACTGTATGATTCTAGCAACAACCCTGTAATTGTTATCAGCACCACAGGAGATTCTTTCTTCAGTGGTAACATTATTGCTACAACCTTAGACATTAAAGACAATACGATCATGCGAGGCCAGAATAATATTCTGGCTTCAAATGCTACTCTGACCTTAACGTCTAAGATTTCTGATCCAAAAACACCGCCTTCTGTGGCAAATGTATACACAACAATTGGACTGCTCGATTCTGTGGGAGCCCAATTAAGTAATATGTGGACTGATAGATTGTCTGATGGAAAATTTATCAGTAGGGTCAGCGGTGGCTATGTAGTTAATAACACAGATGGAACTTACAATAGAAGTATTGCAGAATCTGTTGTAAGTTCCGTAGGAACAGAAAGTTCTTGTGTAGTTATTGGTAACTATGTCTATGCTATGTCTAAAGGTTCTCCTTGCATTGTTTATAGAACAAACATTACCACAGGGAATACAGTAAGTGCAGCTCTTGATTTCAACGAAACAGTTGATGGAGTTGCTTTCGTAGTTGGAACTAATGGTACTCAGCTAGTTATCAAAAGATTCAATAGTACTAACGGGTTCAGATTCTACAACATAACTACAACGACTGGGGATAACTTCACACTTGCATTAGCAACGTCTACTAGTACAGGCACAAATTACTTTGGGCCGTTCTATATTGGCAATGCTGATTTTGGATCTAGTTATTTAGTGAATCTTACTAAGGCTGGAACTAATAACTACTTTGCTGTATCCACAGCACCTGGTGCAGCTGTTGATGCTACAAAGAACTTTGCTCCTGGAATGATTAATCCTAAAGGATTGGGTTATTACAGTAGTGTTTTCTGGTCAGCACATAACGGATTTGTTTTGCTCTATGAGGGTCCAGTCTGGGCTGACTCTCAAACCTACGGATACAAGAATCTTGATGTAGGATTTACATTCAGAGGCGCTAGCTCTAATTCGTATGAATCCACGCTATCTCCAAAGACTGTATTTACTCATTATAGAAGAGCAAAAATTAGTATCACAGTTCCTGGTTGGTTAAGTGATACTTCATCCTCTAGCTCTGTGGAACAACTTAAGTTCTATGCTGGTAATAATGGTGGTACTTTATATTACCAGAATATTGCTAGTATTAACTCAGTTACATTAGCTACTCTAGCTACTTCTGGGGGTACTCCCCCTGGGTCTAACAACTTCCCAGTAATTCCGCCAGCTAAAATTCAGAGCGCAAATGCAGATTTAGTTATTTCAGCTGATGGTACTTTATTGATTCCCCCTGCTAAGTTCAGGGGATACCCAATCAAGTGGAATGGTAGCTTAGGAGGTTCAGATACTTCTACTCTGACAGCGTCTAACTATAGGTCTATTAAACCTAATACCACAGAATATTCCACAGGGGAATGGACTCCAACTTGGAATGGCGATTGCTTAGTTATTCCATATAAATGTTGGATTCGTGTAGTCTTTGAAGTAGTGTTTGAGGCTAATTCAGGTGGTAATAGATTCATTGGTATGAACCTAGACCCAGGCATTACTACCAATAACAGCGGCACGTATCCTAGTACCGGAAGAATGATTTACACTAAGTCTTCTCCAAGCTCTGATACTACTGGAATGATCTGTTATTGGGAAGGGCCAGTTAATGCTAATGCCAATATCATGTTCCTGGTACGATCAACTGTGGCAGTAAAGGTTCTTGGACAACCGTTTGAAACTCGAGTTTTTGTCACCATAGAAAGAATGTTAGATTAGAGGCAATAATGAAACTGAACATTTCAGTTACAATTGCGCTAGTCGGTCAAGCCTTGTCTGGGCTATCTCTATTTATCGGGGCTTTATTTGGCCTCGGTTATAGAGTTAGCCCAGCCTTGGGTCTGATTGAGTACCCAACCAAATTTATAGTCGGGGGATTTATATTTGTTGGGTCAGTATTAGCTATCTTAGCATCTAGGAAATACAAAAAGGCAACAACTAATTGGAAGTTAGCTATGATTGGGTTACCAATAGGTGCTTCTGGTTGGGGACTGTATACTGTTTCATTAATACTTACAGATCCTTTTGCATTATTTCCTATTTATCTGAGTTTAGGTCTAGCATGTGCATTTGTAATTAAGTTATTTGAAGTCATAAAAGACGAGGCAAATACTCGGAAGCATGTGGAGGACTTGCATAATGAATGATCTTCCAAGCTGGGTGCTGCCACTTATGTCGCTAGTATTCGGTGCGGGAGGACCATATGCTGGATGGTTACTTTATTCTCAGCAAAAGAAAAAGCAACCAATTGACGCATCCACAGCACAGGTTGCAAATGCAGTCGCACTATCTAATGCGGCTCAAGGTGTTGTAGATATGCTACAAGAACAAGTCGATAATTTACAAACTAAGACAGATAAGCAAGATCAAGAGATACAGTCTCTAAAAGATAATGCTATTCATCTGACTCAGATTTGGGAACTGTGGTACACAGACCTATCTGAGAACTGGTTAATTCATCGTCAACAAGATAAAGCCCCGGCAAAACCAACAAGGAAATCACAATGACAGCAATTGCTAGCAATGCAAAAACAGTTAAAAAGGCAAAGGCTCTTCTTGAGTCATGGGGTTGGCCCGTTACTTTGTACAGCGGTTGGGAAGATCGTTCTAACAGTAGCCGCCCAATTTATGAATGGAGTGGTATCACCGTTCACCATACAGGTGGGCATACCACAGCTACTAGTTACATGGTCAGACCGTCCGATCGACCACAGCTAGGTGTTCTTTGTAATGCTCATATTACAAGAGGTCACAAGATTGTAATTACAGCAGCTGGTGCTACTAGCCATGCAGGCTATGGTGACAAGGGTAATTACAATAAAATGGCGGCTAATAAGGCGCCATTGTCTGGAAACATGAGTCCTGGTCCTGACAGCAATTTCTCTGCTAACAGATATACATTTGGTATTGAAGTAGACGGAGACGGTCGGGCAGATGAGTGGGACGATTGGATGCACGGCGCTGTGGTAGCGCTCTGTGCGGCTCTCCACAAGGCGTCAGGGTGGCCTAGCGACCCCTCCCCTCGCCTCATGGCCCATAAGGAATTCACACGTCGTAAGCCAGGTGATCCTAGAATGAATGTGGGTACTCTTAGAAAAGAAGTTCAGGCTTTTTTGAAGAAGCCTTATGGCCCAAATCAGAAGCCAGTGCCTACCACAGACTACAAGTTGGGTGATAGAATTCTTTCTAAGAATGGGAATGACTATGGGTCTGATGTTAAGCAATTAATTGATGCGCTTAACAAGCATGGCTATAAACTCAAGAATGATGCTTCGTTTGGGCCTGCTGTGGAAGCAGCAGTTAAAGACTATCAGACCAAAAACAAGCTGAGTGTTGATGGCAAGGTTGGCCCTGAGACTGTGACTTCTCTATTAAATGATAAGACACCAGAGCCGCAGCCAGAGCAGCCAGAAATTCCCGATCCTGGCTCCCCTCCTGTGGCAGACCCTGAACCGGAGCCTGAACCAGAAAAGCCGACCACAGCAATTATCATTATTGCTGGATCAGCAAATACAACTGAGGGCAAGTTACATTCTAAGTACAAGCGTAGGCTAGATGTTGCTCTTGATCTTCTGAATAAAAATAAAACACAGAAGATCATTGTTACTGGTGGTGTGAAAGCTGGCAGAGGCTCTTCTTCTGAAGCTGCTAATGCACGAGCTTACCTTATTTATAAGGGCATAGCTGCTGGTCGCATTTTATCTGAGGGCAAATCTGGCAGCACTAACGGTAACTTCATGTATGGATTACCGATCGCTGATAAGGCTGGCGCTAAGTCCATTGTTGTTGTCTCTGACTTCTCGCATATGCGTAGATGCTTAGCATTTGCATATGCTGCTAATAAGGACAAGAAGTTAGATATCCCTATTAGTGGAGTTGCATATTACAAGGATGGAACTACACAGGACGCAACAGTTAGTCAAGCTACAATGCAGGCTAAGGTTGCTTGGTCCGGAATTACCACAGACATTGTTCAGGATTTGGATGGTAGATGGGGTATCGCACAGTTCCCAACTATCAGAAAAGGCGATAGTGGTGCTGTTGTAAGAAGAGCTCAAAAGGCTCTTGGTGTAACAGTTGATGGAAAGTTTGGCCCTGATACGGAGAAGGCAGTCAAAAAGTTCCAGACATCTAAAAACCTGGACAACGATGGAATTATCGGTCCTAAAACTTGGAAGGAATTAGTTTAATGTGGACTAAGACATTTTGGAAGGCTGTTGCTGAACGGTCTTTCTGGACATTCATTCAGGCTTTTGGTGGCATCTTAATTGCAGCCGGAATTACTGACGTGCGATTCTTAGACTGGGGATTCATCTTTGGTTCCGCAGGATTCGCACTGCTCCTTGCTGTGGTAAAGAACATTGCTGTGGCAGGCGTCACAGATGGTAACCCTTCCACAGGAAGTGCTGAAACACTGGATACTACAGAAGGTGATGCATTATGAAGAAGATCACAGCAGCGTTAATTGCTGTTTTAACAATGGTGGCGGTTTCGTTCTCTGCTACCACAGCTAGTGCCAAGACAATTACGGCGCCCCCCGGTAAGGACATGCCTAGAGTAGTTAGTTATACTACTGCTTCTGGCACTTACTGTCAGGTTATTTTCTGGCAGGGCGGTCTCAGTGATTTGTTCCGTCAGCGAGCTAGCTTAGCTTGTTGGGGCAAGAAGACTGTTAAGGAAAAGTATCGCTTAAGAGTTAAGTGCTACAGCGTAGTTACAGGTCTAACGCGTTATCGTTACACCAAGTACACAAAGACGGGTGCGGAGCGCAAGATGAATTGTTCTGCAACTGAGATCATGTGGAATTCTAACGACCAGTGGAAGAGAAAGTAAAAAATACAAGGCGAGGCCCCCTCTGTGGTAGACACAAGAGGGGGCCCCGTTTTTGTTTACTTATATAACAGCCGAAGTAAAGAATTCTTTACGTCAGGCCATTTGTGATTCTCAGTGCAGAGATAGAAAAGAAGATGCCTTGCAGCATCATTCTCGTGCGGATGGCCTGGCACATAAATTCCTGCCTCCTTTAGAGTTTGGTCTTTCACAAACCCTTTGGCCTGGCTTGGGCTCTGGCTTACCACAGAACATTGGGGATACATCTGTCCATACAGTTGGAATAGCCCAATGTATTCTCTGGAATCCAGAACGAGTCCGGCTCTTGATTGGTTCCTGTACTGGAAAGTCTCATAAACCAAAACATCTGGTTGTCCATTTACAATGCAATTCCAAAGATCAAGATGATGATATTTGTTAGTAAACTGCATACCAGTGAACATTTCTGTTTTGGTAAATTGCTTGAACCCTGTGGAACC